CCCCCACTGGCCCTGAAGCTTCGAGATCTCTGACGCGTCGAGCTTGCCGTCATTGAGTGCCTGGAAGAAGTCGAGATAAAGAGCTGCTTGCTCCTTGGTGACGCCCCACTGACCAGCGAGCTTCTCCACCTCGGCGGTTGAGATCTTGCCGTCGTTAACTGCATAGACCGCCGCGATATAGACCGTCACGGCCTCCTTCGAGACGCCCCACTTGCCAGCGAGGACAGCGACCTCTTCGGACGTGACCTTGCTGTCTTGAACGACCAGCAGCAGATCTGCGTAGCGCTGGAGCGTTTCGTTGGCTTTGAGCTGCGCCGTGTACGAGGCAAGAATCTGTGCGACGCGCTCTTGCTCTGCCGAGGCGCCCTGCCTGACCAGGTTGAGTCGAGCCGCTTCAAGTTGAATCGGGTCGGTCTCTGTGGTCGGCTTGACTCCGAGCTTCTTAAGCGCAGCTAGGGTCGCCTGAGTTCTGACCAGCTTGAGCTGCTCTGCGGTGAGCTTGGCAGTCGCAGAGGTGCCAGTCTTGAGGTCGATGTTCATATCCTTGAGAGAGGACAGGAAGTCGGTGGTGGTCTTGTCTAAGCCGTCAAATGAGAACTCTAGGCCGTCAACCTTCTTGGCCGCCTTGTCCATTTCGGCGTTTGCTTTGTTGACAGCCAAGTATAGACCGCCGAGCGTGAGCGTGAATGCGGCGATGCCTGCTGCTGCTGCAGCGACAGAGAGGCCGCCAGTTGCTGCCGCCTGTGCTCCTGCTGCTGCGAGTGCTGCAGCTCTGATCGCTTGGTAGGCCTTGACCAGCGCCTGCACCGCTGTAACGAATGCGATCACTTTGCTGGCTACGAATGTGGCTGCGAATATCGCGCCAAGAGCGACAAAGATGTCCTTGTTCCTGGCTACGAAGTCGAATGTCTTGTAAAGAACCATCGCAAAGCCGAAGATCGCTTTGATCGCGGTCTGGAAAGCCACGACCAGCTTGTCGCCGTTCTCGCTGACGAACTTCTGCACCGCTGGAATGACCTTCTGGGTCAGCAGTTGGAAGAAAGACTCGATCGTCGGCATTAACGCGACACCGAGGGTCTCCTTGGCTTCACCGAATGCGATGCCGACTCGCTTCATACGATACTCGAAGGTCTCGGCTCTGGTGGCGGCTGCGCCGCCGAAAGTCTTTGCGGCAGCCTTGAGCGCCGCGTCCACGTCCTTGGTCTTGATGGTGGTGGCGTCGATCTGCACGCCCATAGCACGCAGGGCTTTGAAGTTGCCCTGAGTCGCTTTGATGACTGCGTTGGTTGCGGCTGCCATATCGACAGAGGCGCCAGCCGACACGTCCATCGAAAGACCGAGCAGAGCCTGAGCGTGGCCGACGTTGCCTGTTACGCCTGCAAGCTTCGCGAAGGCTGGACGAAGCTCGTCGTCTGTGATGCCAAGCGCGCGCTGTGCCTTGTCGATGTAGGCTTCTACCGAGGCGATGACCTCTTTATTGGCGCCCACCGTGTTGCGCAGGGTGTTGGCCAGCAGCGCCTGGGACTTCTCGTCTGCGATCGCGGCTTTGACTGAGTCCACGCCGATCTTGACTGCGAAGGCAGCTCCTGCAGCGGCAGCGATGCCGAATGCTTTGGCTGACTTCTTGGCCATACGGTCGAAGCCCTTTGACAGAGCGACCAGGTCCTTCTTGGCGGCCTTAGTGCCTGCGCCGTTGTATTGCGAGAGGATTCGTGCGACTATCGCGCCAGTGGCCATCGTCTATCCCTTTCGCTTGTTGAAGTTCGCTTGCAGCTCGCGCTTTGCGTCCTCGAGTGCAGCGGCGATTCGTATTTGAATCTCGGGGCCGAGCTTGTCCACTGCGCGCCAGATGGCGCGAGAGGCTAAGATGCCGCCGTTGAGGTTCGCGGTGAACTGGTTCACGCTTCCAGACCTGCGACCTGCGACTTCAAAGATCGCACCAGAGGCGTCCTCTTGAATGAGAGCGCCTGCGCTGACCGTGTAGTCGTCTCGCACTTTGCCAGTCCTGCGTGTTTTCTTGATGCCGTCTCTAGCCTTCTGGCTATCCCAGGCAGGCCAGCCCTCGCCACCACGAACCGTCTTGCGAGGGTTCTTAGCAGGCACGGTGCGCCAGCCGCGCATCGGTGGGTCCTTGGGTATGAAGCCCTTTGCCAGGCTCTCTGCCCTAAGCAGCTCCGAGTTGATCACGCGATTAAAGCTGCGCACTGCGCTCTTGTCGAACTCTTTGAGGGCGTCCAGCGTCTCTTTCATACCTGTCAAAATGATAGGTTGCTCAGCCACGCTGCTTGCTCCTTTGTTTCATATAGATGCCGATGGCTTCAAGAATGCCGTCAGGCGCGTCTAGCAGATCGACTGGTGATATCCCCGTTTCCACAGAGATAGCCGCTACGGTGTAGGTTAGGCTATCTCTGTGGATTCGAAAGAAGCGTCGCTGACTAGCTCCACCGCCTCGAGGGTGTCAAGGAACTCGGGACCAAAGAGCTTCACTACGAGTCCGTTATTGCGCATCGACTCCCAGGCCAGCCAGTAGATGTGCTCTAGCTTCTGGTCCTCGCTGAACAGCTTCGCCAGCCCCTTGCCGAACTTCTGCTCGAAGGCGACGATGGTGCGTGGTCGGAGCTGAAAGAGATGCTCTGCTCCGTCTGTGGTCTTGATCTTGATGCCTAGTCCGTCCATATTTTCCCCCTTTGGGATTCGTTGTTACGGTGTTACTGACTTGGTGATGGCGCCTGAGATAGGCCACGTAATCGAGGCCGTTGCTAACTCTCCGACGGAGCCATTGAGCGGCGTCCACTCGGTGACAAGCGCTGAGCCTGTGTACTTCGGGTTCGTAGCTCCGACTGTCGTGTTGACTGGTCGGACCTCGAAAGCGACTGCCGTTCCTAGGAGCGGATAGATGATCGACTCGATGCTTGAGGCCGCATAGTCCTGGTGAAGTTCCAGCGTCAGTGAGTTGTCGGCAAGGCCCGCAACCCTCTTCTTGGCTGAGTCACCGAAGGCCGTGGTCTCGACGATGTCGAAGCTGCTGGATAGAGTGATCGAAGCGACGTGGTCTGAGATGTCGCTCGACACTCCAAGAAGGACGTACGCGTTGGTTAAGACGAGGCGTGCCACTATGCGACCGCCTTAGTGATCGCTCCAGTGATCGGCCAAGTCACGCTTGCAGTCGCTAACTCTCCGACAGACCCATTGATCGGGGTCCACTCGGAACAAAGCGCGGTGAAGGTGTATGAGGGGTTCGTGGCACTGACGGCGCTTGAAGTCGGCAAGACCACGACTGTCGTGGTGGTACCGATCAAAGACGAGCCGATCGTGTTAAGAGTCGCTTCGACGTTTGACGCTGCGAAGTCCTGGTGGAACTCAAGTGTGACTGAGTTGTCGGCAAGGCCTGCCACTCGAGTCTTTGCTGCAGTCGAGCTGAAAGCCGTCGTCTCGACGACATCGAAGCTCGTGCTGATGGTGACTGACGCGATGTGATCGCTCAGGTTGACCGAGTTGATAGTGACCTTGGCGTCGTTTAGAACTATACGGGCCATTAGATTTCTCCTTCTTTGGTTGCTGGTTTAAACGGCGCTGGTGCAGTGCTGTCTTTGATGTGGCCTGCCGCTACGAGGGCGTCGATGTCGGCGCCTGCAGCTTCCAGGTCTTTTGCGGTGAGGTTGTCACCTTTGATCTTTCCACAGACCTCTAGGTCCGAGGTTACGGTGTAGCTCATTCTGTCTCCTTTTATCCGTAGATGGTCAAGCGGTAGCGATACGCAAGGAACAAAGTCCCTGCAGACTCATATTCGCCAGGCGATGCCGATATGACTCGCAAGGTCTGAACTGCGCCCCCAAGAGTGCGGTCTCCTTCGATGGCTGTCTTGATCGAGCCTGCGCCCGTGCCAGCCAGGAAAGCGTCGAGCTTGTTCTGCCCAGCGCGCTCCGACATTCGCTGCACGATGACCAGGATATCCAGGTTCGCCTGATCTAGGCCGCGAGCGTTGTCGATATCGAAGGTCAGATCGAGGTTGCCGATCACCGCGCAGGGCGGTGTCACAGCGTCTGGAAGAGTGTCATAGCAGCGAAGGTTCGCGATGGTTTGAAGTCTGGTGACGAGTCCGTCACGCACGGCACTTGGCAGCACTAGATCGCCACGCCATCGAGCTTGCGGAATGGGCGCAGCAGCGTTTCAACGTCTGCATCGAGTCTGGCAGAAAGGCGAACCGTGCCGAGATCTGGAGAGCCTGCGATGCCGAAGGGTGACTGCCGACGGCTAAAGATGCGAGAAGCTTGCATCTGGGTGGCGGCTTGCACCTCATAAGGCACGGCAGGCCAGCCCCAGATGCCCTTGACACGGACTGACTGTGGCAAGTTGCTCGGAAAGATGTAGGCGCCGATCGCAAGGAGCCTGCTGAATGGCCAGCCCCTGCGTGGGTTGTTGATCGGCTCTTTGAAGAAGTCGCTGGCTGCAAAGACCGTGCCGTAGGTCTGGCCCAGGTCCTCGTCGATCGCGACCTCGGTGACTGTGACGATGTCGTCGATAGCCAGCAGGAACGGGTCGATCGGTGTGAAATATCGAGAGACTGGCACCTGCGAGGTGCCGTCTTGGTAGAAGAAGCGGCCTGTGTAGTCGTCGATCATTCGACTAGCTGCGTGAATCGCGGCTTCGAGTGGTGTGTCGTCGATCGAGTCAGTGATGGCAAGCGCTGCCTTGACTTCGGCTAGCGTGCAGTAGGCGTTTGTCAGTGCCACGTCGTGTCCTCTTCTCTAGCTGGTGCGGTTGTGCCTGTCGAGGTGGTGCCTCTCGTCAAGCCAGTAAGCCTTTTGGTGCGGCAAGACGGCCGCCGTGTTTGCGTAGATCGGAAAGCCCAGCTGCTTAATCCTGCGGCAGAAGAGCAAGTCTTCACTCACCCATTCGCCGTTAATAGGCCCGTCCCAGAACCAGCACCAGTCGGCGCCTTGATTCGGGTCTGCAGCCTCGCGCATCTTTTCGAGCACGCTGCGGTGGATTAGCATACAGCCAGTCCCACAGGCGTCGATCTCGAAGATCGCTTTGCGCTTGTAGTCGCTGATCGACGTGAGCCGCCCCTCTGCATTGGCTTCAAAGATCAGCGGCACAGGCATCGGGTAGATGCTTTCGTTGACGTCCCAGGCTCCGAAGTACAAGCCTGCCACGACTGGTCGCTCTTTGTCGTGTGCCGTGTTGATAAGGATATCGAACGCCTCAGCCGATAGCTGCTCGTCGGTGTCTATCAACAGAAGCCAGTCTGAGGTCGTGCCGTCCAAGAAGGTCTTCACGACTCGGTTGCGCAGCTTGCTAAGCAAGCCCGAACCCTGAGCCCGAACGTAAGGGCCGAGTCTGGAGCTGCGCGACTGCGTCAGTTGAACCATACGGAGCGCGAAGTCGCCGTTGACCACTCCAGGGTCGCAGACCCCGACCGAGACTTTGTGACTTGCTTTCATACTGCCCCCTTAGTGGGGCCAGCAGCTGAGTCGGGGGAAACGCAGCTGCTGGCCTTTGAACTAGATCATTCGATTAGAATGAAGGTGCTACCAAGCCAGTGCCTGCGATGGCAGAGACCGCTGTTGGGTAACGTCCTGCTGAGAATGCTGCGTAGCCGTAAACGACGGACTTCACAGTCAAGTTGCCAGCGCCAGTCGCGTCGAAGTTCAACGCGAACGGTGAGCCTGGTTGCTCCCAGAGGTGCATTTCTGGTGCTGCCACGCAGAAGATCTTGTCTTGGTTGGTGGCTGCGCCGCCGTCTGTTGCGATGCTTGCGTCTGTCACGATAGGAAGACCCATCAATGAGTAACCTGAGTTACCATATGAAGTGCCACCTGCGCCTGTTGCCATAGCGTTCGTTGGGCCATAAGCGTTTGGCACTACCAATGGACGGTCTGAACCATCGACTCCTGCCATCAAGTACGCGAGGCGTCTTGGGTGCATTAGCCAGTGAGTCGGGTTGATGAAGGCGTTAGTCTGAACCTGTTGTACAGCGTCAGCTAGCTTTGGGTACAGAAGCTTAATCGTTGGAGATGCGCTTGTGTAAGTGACGGCGTTGATGCCTGTAGTCGATGCGATGCCCAAGATGGTGCCCGATGTGCCAGCGCCGTTGATGCATTGGTTGTCGAGGTTTGTGTGCCACGCACGAATGAGGTCAGCCACGACGAATGCGTCGATGCCTGTGCCACGTTCGATCGCCTGGCGACTGATGTCTTGCTGTCCAGCGATGGTGCGCACGTTGATAGTGAGCAGCGTATCGTCAGCGTCTGTCTCTTGAACAGCAGCGTTTTCAGTTGCCTGAATCGCAGTCGCTGTACCAGTCGTCATTCGGCTGATATTGATGGTCATTCCGCTGGCTGGAAGGGTGTGCTTGTTTGTTGCAGCGTCCAAGAAGGGACGTCCTGCCCGAGATAGCGGTGCGGCTAGGTCTGTGAGATATTGAGGCACTACGAGGCCCTCGAATGCTCCAGTGCCGACATCGCGGCGTTCGATCGCTTCTTCGCGCATATGGCGTGCGAGACGCTCATTCGCAGCAAAGTCGTTCTTGAACTGTGAGTTGAAGGCGTCCTTCACGAATGAAGACTCGGCCTGTGGTGAGTAAGTGCGTGCCTCGCGTGTGACGATAGCGCCGCCTACCTTTGGCATCGCAACGTCTGCAACAGCAGCGCGTGCTTCTGCTAGCTTAGCGTCAGAAGCTGCTTGCTCCTGTAGCTTTGCGATCTTTGTGTCTAGTGAGCGTGCTTCTTCTGCGAGGGTTTCAACCTTTGCGGATTCGTCATCTGTGAGGTCAGTACGGTCTTCGGTTGCGACTGCTTCAAGAATCGCGTCCATCTCGGCCTTTACTTCTTCACGGCGCTCGATCACTTTGTCAGTGTATGACATCGGTGTAGCTCCTTTTGAGTAGTTGGTTTGTGAGGTGGTGGCGTCTGGCTCGCGGCGCTTGTGGGGTGCGAGACTTTGCTCCGACTTCGTCTGCTGAGATCAGCAGAATGCTAGCTTATTTGGTTGGCGATGGCCTTGGCCAAGCGCAAAGAGATCGAACGAGACGCGTCCTCGCTTGGTGCAGCGAGTGGCTCGATCGAAGTGAGAGTCGAGGCTTTGTGGCCGACCAGTGTGTCAGTCGGCAAGTAGCCGTCGCGTAGTTCGCGGTAAACACGAATCAAGACCGCTGGGTCGTCTTCCATCGCTTCGACAGTGAACTCAGAGTCTGGAATCTGCAGCACGCCATCGCGCACGACGCGTTCAATGCGTCCGCGAGCTGTGCCTCCTGAGCTCTCCCAGGAGACGAAGTCGCCGACCGTGTCAACGGCACGCATATCCTCGTCGTCCTCGTCGTGGTAGCCAGCTGTGTCGTTGGCTATGAACTCGGCGAGCATCTCGGTGGCGCGCATTACAGCGTCGTGGCCCATCGTCAGATCGGTCAGGACGCCCTCGAGCAACAGCATCGCCTCGGGGCTCATATCGCGTCCTTCGGTTTTGGCACGTAGGGCAGCCGATAGCAGCTCTCTGGCCTCGACTTTGGTCGTTGGGTAAGCTGGGTAAGTGACGACGCTGACGTCTCCGTCGGCCAGTGACACCTCGGTCAGTGTGCGGTTCTTTCGGTCCTCGCTCCACTTCTGGCGTATGACTCGAAAGGCGAAGGACATCTGATCGACGTCGCCGCGTTGGACGAGAGTCCAGAGGTCGCGTGCCTCGGTCGTGTCTGCCAGCTCTGCATCAAAGAACAGGCCGCGCTCGTCCTCGGACAGCGTCAGCGTGCCGTTCTTGGTCCTGGCCAAAGGCAGGCCTTCGTGGTTGATCAAGAGCCGCACGTCTGGCGTCTCAGTTAAAGTCTTGCGAAATGCGCCAGGGGCGATCACTTCGTGGAAGGGCAGTGGCACGCTTGACTCGTTGAAGACAGCAGCGTATCCAGCCAGGCGCATTGAGCCGTCGGCTTCGCGCGCTTCAATATCGCGAACCACGTAGGTGCGGCGTTCGATCTTTTTCATCTTGCTCCTTGGTGTGTTGTCGGACTCTGCGTCAAGCGCGTCGATCTTGCGCTGTGCCCAGTCCTGAGCTCTGTTGCCGAAGTTGGAATCTCCACCCCAAAGAAGCCAAGCGACCAGCCCTGGCCCTGGATATCCAGAGTCTGACGGGTCTGAGTTCTGTGGTGCGTCTCCGTCGATCTGGTGACGCGCGAACCAGGGCGCCATTCGGCGCACTTTGTCCTCGCTGATGTTGCCGCCTGCCATCTCGCGCGCTTCTCGTTTGGTGCCGTCTGTAAGACCGTCACCGCCGAAGCCATCGCGCAAATACTTGAGTCCCAGATCTGCGTTCTCGCGCATATAGGAAGGCGCGGAGAGATCAACAGCTCGAGCCTCTTCATCAGAGCGCCAGGTGTTGCAGTAGTAGCCGCCATCAACGAAGTCTGACCAGTGCTCGCACCAGGCTTTCGTGCCGTCCTCGCTGAGCTTGGCCTCGTTGTAGAAGAAGCAGTTACCGCAAGCGCGCCCCTCTGGGACGTCCTCTGCGAGTGCAGGCCTGTAGTTCTCGGGCAGTGCTCGCTCGCCGCCAGGCTCTAGGCCTTCGGAGATCGAAGCTGCGACCATCTGGTCGATCGCGTCTTGCTTGGTGTCGTGGCAGCCGATCGTGGTGTAGCGCCCGTCTGTTTCTTCTTTGACGGTGGCCCAGCCTGAGCAGTCTGCCTGCTTGTCACTGATGTAGTAAGGCACTATTTGACCTCGTACGTGCTCGCAGGGTCGCCAGGGTCGATCGTTGCGAGTCCTTGGAGCTGAGTCGTTGGGACGCCCGTGTGCTTCATCTCTGGCATACCGACCGCCGCCAAGACTGCAGACGGCTCGAAGCCGACCTGAATCAAGCGAGTGGCGATCTCTGTGCGCAGTTGCAGACCGACGTCTTTAGCGTCAGCTGCGTCGATGTTCTGCAGTGGAACGCGGTACTGGTCGCCCATATCTCCGAGCGGCGCAAGATCCTCAACGGCGCGCACGTCGTTCAGTGACAAGAAGCCGTTTGTGAGTCCAGAGGTGTAAGCCTGGAAGCGCTCGATCGTGGTGCCACGAAGCAAGGCGTCGAGGTTGAACTTGACAAAGCCGTCCTTCTCTGGCAGGAGCTGGGAGAGCGCCTGCTCGAGTCGTTCAAGCAGTGGGCGCAGCGAGTGCTGGACGAAGGAAAGGTTCTGGGCTTCAACGCTGGCGAATGACATAGCGCCAGCGACTGGGTGCCCGAGTAGTGAGATCGGAACGCGGAACAAGCGAGCGATGTCCTCGACGTTAAAGCGGCGAGTGTCCAAGAGCTGTGCGTCTTGTGCGTTGATGGCCAGCGGTCTGAAAGAGGCGCCATTCGTGAGAATGCCGATCTTGCCAGCGCGGTTCGGACCTGCGTGGTTGATGCTCCAGTTGCGAGCCATATCCTCAGCTTGCTCTTTGGTCAGATCGCCTTGCGCTTCGATGACGCCGCCTGGGTTGGCAGCGTTGCCGAAGTAAGCGGCTGCGTAGGTGTCTGCAGCCATCGCAGCGCCGATCGTGAGTCGAGCAGCACCGATCGGGCTGAGCCCGTAGTGCGAGCCTGGAAGTCTGAAGAGAGGGATATGCAAGATCTCATCGCGTGAGAGGTCGCGGCTGAAGTTGCCCTGCGCGTCTCGCATCTTGTAAACCAGCGGCGCTCCAGGGTTCGGCCGAGAGACGCGAATGTCGTCTGGGTGCACCACGTAGAGCTCGACGACTTCGTTGTTGCTGTCGCGAACGGTCAAGATGTAGGCGTTGCCGTGCAGGTTCAGCGAGGCGAGCACTTGCTCCAAGAACTCGAGTCTGGTGCTCTCTGGGTTCGGTTGTGAGACCCAAGCTGGTGCTTCGCCGTAGATCGCGGCGTATGAGATTCGATTCCGACCGCGACGCACGTAGGCGCCCATCGGCAAAGAGGAGATCGTGTCGCCAAGCAAGCGAACACAAGCGTAAACAGTTGACATACGAATCGCCGAGTCTGGCGTGACGTCGATGCCCGAAGGGGTTGCGAAAGCTGGGCGTCCTGGGATAAGCGGCTCGACGTACTGGTTTATGGCGCGCTTCTCGGTGGCCGAGCGCAGTGACTTAGATATTGACATCAGGCGCCTTTCTCACAGGACCAGACAAGGAATGAGCCGAGTGCAACGAGTGCGACTGGCACTGACAGCATAGCAAGGCCGCAAGTCGCGGCTGCTAGCCCACTGACCTCGATCACGATGGACCAGTTAAGCTTCATATTTGATCTCCTAGACCTCGAACGCAAAGAACTGCGTCGCGTTTTTGACTTCTGGCTGGTTGAGCTGCGCGTCCGTCCTGCCGAGATAGGCCAGGACTGCAGCGATCAAGCCGTCGATCTTGTGCGTTTGCGATGGTTTCGATACCTGCCCGTAGCGAGCTGGTATCGCGTTCAGTACGTGCCGAGTCAGCTCTGGCGAGCCGTCGTGCTTGAGTCTGCCTTCGAGTGTGTCCTCAAGAAAGCGGTCAAGGCCCTGGCTCATCAGCTTGCGCTGGCTGGCTGGATAGACTGCGACCACTCGATCAACGAAGGACGTGTTCCAAGCGTCGAGGTACGACTGCCAGCCCGAAGGGTCTGCCCAGATCGAGCGAACGTCGTACTTCTCGAAAGTCTCGCGCACCACCTCATCGACTTCGATGCGTGGCACTTCCCAGCCGTAACCAGCTGGGCCAGGTGGTCGTTCCCAGCAGGCGATCTGAAAGATCTTGCCGTCCTCGACCCTGCAGGCGACTAAAACAGTGGCGTCGTCTTTGCGAGAGCCGTCATATCCGAGCACCACGGGGGTGCCGTCTGCCAGCTGCTCGGGTTCTGCTGCCTTGTTCCAAGCGACTGAGTCCATATATTTGTCGCTGTCGGTAGAAGGCTGGTTCAAAAAATAGCGTCTTGCATCTGACCCTTTGGTCATTGGGTCTTGTATCTCGTGCACGAGTCGGTCAATATCGAGCCAAGCGAAGGCTGGGCCGTAAGCGACTGCGAGTGCTTTCTTAAGCTGCTCGGTGTTCTGCAGATCTGGCACCTCTGGCGCTTGCACGTGATCGAACAAGAGGCCAGGGTTCTTTGCTCTGCCTTCTTGCATCGCTACCCAAAGCCTGTGCGTCTGCTCGGCGATCGAGTCCTCACCGACTGCGTACATCGTTGAAGTCTCCAGCAGCCAAGGGTCGGCGGCTTTGCGCTTTGCCAGGTTGCGTCGCACGGTTTCGTGCATTCGACGCAGTTCAGGCGACGAGTACAGGTGCGTCTCGTCTGCGACAGCGAAGGACTCCTTGCCGCCGTCTTTCGAAGCTGACGCCGCTGTCGATGGAATGATCTCGCCGCCACCTCGCAAGATGGTGCGAGTCAGTCCGATGTCGATGCCTGGGTAGTCGCTGCCGAAGTTCGACTTGACGTGCTCGAGCATATAGCGCACGTTGTCGTAGGTGTTTCCAGACTGGCTCTCCTCTGTGGCGAGGCACCGAATGAAAGGGTACTGCACTGGGCGACCGACGGGCGTGCCGTCAGTCAGAAAGTGATCGAATCGCGCTGGTCCGAGTGCTTCGAAGCAGACGATCATTCCAGCGAGTTCGCTCTTGGCTCTGCCCTTCGAACGCGAGAAGAAGGCGCGTCGAGTGGTGCGCTTGCCGTTGCGGTCGATCTCGTAAGCTCTGAGTATGAAGGTGGCCTGCTCGTCGTCTAGAACGATCGGCTCGCCCTGCACGTCGCCTGGCCCGTGGACCAGGTACGTCTCTATCCAGTCAATGGCCACCCACCCGAGCGACTTAAAGCTGGACTGCTGTGCTTTCTTGGTCATTGTCCCCCACGACCTTCAAGAGGCGAGTGCGCCGCTGATCTGTCAAAGTCTTGCTTGTCGTCTTGCTTGCGTCCTGGTCGCTGTCCACCTGCAGGCGCAGACGCAGTCTGTCCTCTGGTGTCGCGCCGAACTTGGCCACTCGAATGCGCAGCTCGGCGGCTGTGTTCTCGCCGCTCCAATGCGCAGAGTGCAAGACTGCCGTGTCGAGCAGAAAGTCCCAGTCGGTCTGCGTGAAAGTCGAGGCGAGTGGCGACGTGCGCCAGGTCTGCCACCACTTGATCGTCTGCATATGCCAGTCGTAGCCCTTTGGTAGGTCCGAACCACGCACGACGCCGTCTGCCGTAACGACCTGCGTCGGTGTCGGGTCAGCGTTGCGACGCCTGCGCTCGCTTGCTGGCTTTGGTGCTGGGCCCTTGCCTGCCATATCTGAACTCCTAAATGCCTAGACCCGTACGCGCCGCGAGGCCT